CTAGTTGAAGTAGCCGTACCGGCAAGTGTCAATGTGCTTTGGAACGCAGGAGCACCGGTACCATTACTGACCAATACTTGTCCAACAGTACCTGTAGCTACAAAAGCGGTAGTACCTGTGCTGGATTGATATACAAGTTGCCCAGCATTTCCACCTGCTATATTGGTCGCAGTTGATATCGAACCAGACACAACACCAGCAAAAGTTCCATAGTATGTGGTGGCACTAACAATTCCGCCAACATATAAATTGCCACCGATACCTACACCACCAACAACTTTCAATGCACCAGTGGTAGTTGAAGTTGCACTAGTAATATTTGTAACGGTTGTAACACCAGCGATACTAGCATTACCACTAGCATATAATAGCCCATCAGTTCTAATACCGCCAACTGAATACAATCCCCAATTATTTTGAACTGTAATATTTGTCGTGGTATTAATTTGTGTGGAACCGTCAATAAAAACTGTGGTCAAATTTGTTATTGTTGTAGGTGTTGCAACACTGCTAATTGTCGACGAAGTGATATAATTAAGGCCTATAGTTCCGTATACTGTTTGAACGGCAGCTAGATTAGCATCTATGTACTCAACCCCATATACTTTCAAACCCACTGTACCAGTGTTGCTACCAATAGGACCATTAGAAAAACTAAGACCAGGAATACCAATTATCAAGTTGCTATTAACTAACGAACTAAACGGCGTTTGGAATCCTCCACTATTACCAACATATACGTTTTTAGCAAAATTTGCACCTCCTGCTGAAACAATAGTTCCTGTATTATATCCGCCATCATATGTTGATACAATATTAAGACTATTACCAACATATACGCTGCCACTAATGCCTGCGCCACCTTTAACTACCAACGCACCGGTCATAGTCGATGTCGAAATAGCAGTTGATCTTATAATCACGGCACCATCAGCATCTGCAATGAATAATCTTGATGTTGCAGAGGTTTGTAAATCTAATCCATTTAAAACGCCATCCCTTGTAATTCTTGTGCCGCTAGGTGCTCCGGTGCTAGTAGAGATACCAAATATCACATATTGACCAACAGGAGTAACTACATTTCCACCAACATATAAATTGCCACCAATACCAACTCCGCCAGAAACTTGTAATGCTCCGGTTGTAGTCGATGTTGAACCGGCAGTACCCGCAAGTGTCAGCGTATTTTGGAACACCGGAGCACCGGTACCATTACTGACCAATACTTGTCCAACTGTACCAGTGGCAACAAAAGCAGTAGCACCTGTACTGGATTGATAATGCAATTGACCAGCACTGCCGCCTGCTATATTGGTTGCAGTTGATATCGACCCAGACACATTACCAGCAAAAGTTCCATAATATGTGGTGGCACTAACGATTCCGCCAACATTCAAGTTGCCACCGATGCCTACACCGCCATAAACTTGAACAGCACCGGATGCTGTTGAAATTGATGTAGCGGTATTGGTAAATGTAGAAATTCCACTAACTATGCCGCCGTTGAATGAAGCAATACCTGTAGCTACCAACGCACCATTCATATATATATTCTTGGCGTAAATATCTCCACCAACACCAACACCACCAACAACTTGTAAAGCACCCGAATTAGTTGAGGTGGCGTTAACTGTGCTAGTAATTGTAGCAGTATTACCAACATATAAATTGCCACCAACGCCTACGCCACCAACAACTTGTAATGCTCCGGTAGTTGTACTTGTTGAACTGGCAGTGCCCGCAAGTGTTAGTGTGCTTTGGAACACCGGAGCACCAGTACCATTACTGACCAATACTTGTCCAACAGTACCAGTGGCCACAAAAGCAGTAGTACCTGTACTGGACTGATAATGCAATTGACCAGCACTGCCGCCTGCTATATTGGTTGCTGTTGATAATGCTCCTGTACCAGTACTAACTTGATATCCATTTAATATAAAGTTTGTAGCACTAACAATTCCACCAACATTTAAGTTATTACCAATTCCCATTCCGCCAGCAATTTGTAAAGCACCTGAATTTGTTGATATAGAACTATTCGTATTGGTAATTGTGAATATTCCAGCAAATGGGCTGGTCAAAACGTTACTAGCTGTACTTACTGGCCACACCCCCTGATAGATAATTCCGGTGGAAGTAAATGATCCACCCACAAACATGCCGCCGCCGACACCAACTCCACCGTTAACAACTAGCGCTCCTGTAGTTGTAGATACTGTGTTTGTACCCGAACCGATATTAATTGAACCAATTTTTAAGGTTGCTGGAGTACCGTCTATTGTGACAATTGTTAGCGTCGACCCAACTCCAGTAAATCTAACAGTATCAATGTTTAAAGAATTGGGCCCTAGATATAAATCAGCAAACGGATTTGCCAAAGTTCCTAAACTAAGTGTGCTTGTTGTTGGAATTATATTGTTAGCAACAAATGTGGTTCCTCCAATATATAAATTACCACCGATACCAACACCACCAACCACTCGTAAAGCACCAGTTGAGGTACTAGTTGATGATGTATTTGATATAATAGTTGCTGTAGTAAATCTAGCAGTAGCTGCTGTAGTGGCACCAATTGACATATTGTTAATTGTACCAGTGGTCGCTGTACTGACCAAAGTGATCTGATTAGCAGATACTGCGATTACGCCGTCGAGTAATTGCAACGATGCACTTTTACCAGTAGCAGGAGTACCGGCTGCTATGAGCACAGAACCCTGTGGTCGTGCTGTTGTAGATCCAATATAAACATTGCCAGAGCTGGTTGAATAGCCCAAGCCGCCCATTATATTAACATCACCTGACTGCTGAGGACCAGTAGCATCATACGTAGCCAGTCCGCCTATAATATTAACTGATCCTGAAGCAACTTTATTACCCCAACCGGCGGTTATATTAATATCTCCACCGCGATTGTTACTACCAATGCCGTTTCCTCCAGTGATATTGATATAACCAGCAGGCAATACCGATCCACCAGTGTTAAGATTGCCAGCTGTGATACTGATCGACGGTGTCAAATCAATACTATCAACATCATTAGTACGCAGTGTTAATGTTCCGTTGTCATTTCCAGTTATTGGACCACCAACGTATAAATTTTTTCCAATGCCTACACCGCCGGCAACCGTTAAGGCACCTGTATCGGTGGTAGTACTAGGTGTTATGCTTTGTATTTTAGCAATATTACCAATATAGGCAGATCCACCAATACCCACACCACCAGCAACAACTAATGCTCCGGTATTGGTGCTAGTACTAGATGCTGTACTTTGAACTCTAGCAATGTTACCGACATATACAGATCCACCAATGCCAACACCGCCTGCAACTGTTAATGCGCCTGTAGTTGTACTAGTTGAAGTGGCTGTACCAGCAAGTGTCAATGTGCTTTGGAACGCAGGAGCACTGGTACCATTACTAACCAATACTTGTCCAACAGTACCAGTGGTCACAAAAGCAGTGGTACTAGCATTGGATTGATATACAAGTTGCCCAGAACTACCGCCTGCTATATTTGATGCTGTTGATATCGAACCAGATACATTACCAGCAAAAGTTCCGTAATATGTTGTCGCACTAAGAATTCCGCCAACATACAAATTACCGCCAATACCTGCTCCACCTCGCACTTGGAGGGCACCGGTATTGGTACTTGTTGACTGTGTGCTTGTTGTCACAATCAAACTATTTGTCGATGTTATTAGATAGGAATAACTTGCTAATGTGGCTGTAGTTATAATTGCGGCGCCAGCAATAGTTGAACTATTTGTTATATTAATACGTGGAACATTTAATATTCCACCATTGCTAGTATCGTAATTTAATACGTCAACGCTACTTATTTTACTGAAATCATTTATTGATATATCTAATCCAAGATAATACGTTGTAGACGGTGTTACAGTATTAATAAAGACAGTAGACGCAGCGGTGCCAGTGACTCCTTGAGCAGCAGCAAGAGTCTTCCATGTGGCAGTGGTTCCATTTGACACCAATACGGTATCAGGTTGGCCAATTGGAATGAATAAGGTTGTTCCAGTTGATGATTGATAAGGAATACTTCCTCGAGTCCCACCGTAAATATTAGTTGCTGTATTGATAGATCCAGTAATTGTATTAATTACTCTTAGATTATTCGAATATAGGTTATCAAAATATCCATCTTTAGGAGTATTAAGACCAATAATCAGCGAATCCATGTACCCAGTTGCGCTAGAAGTAATGTTAACTGAGCCGCCACTGGATGGTTGGATATAGACGTTGGCACCAACTGGGCTCAATCTAATTTCGCCGTTACCGACTGCAGTTAATTGGCTTCCAACAGTGAGATTGCGAGAAATCTGAACATCAGTTGAAAATGTTCCAGTTTGCGCCACATTGAGTGTTGTACCAACATATAAGTTATCACTGATACCTGCGCCGCCGTAGACGTTAAATGCTCCCGAAGTAGTACCTGTTGAACTTGTGCCAAGCCCAAGGCCGGTATCGGCATTCAACTGTAAATAACCGCCACCGTTATAGTAAAATACAGATCCTATGTTTATTTGATTATCAACACCGTCAACTAGATTATCAGCACCAAATGCAAATATTCCATTTCCGTAGGTCATGTTAGAAGCAACTTCGTGGCCCACAATAAAATTATTTGAACCAGTGATAAAATTCTTGGCTACATTATATCCTAAGAAGAAATTCTGTTTTCCGTTTATTAAATTCACACCAGCATTGGTACCAATAGCAATATTAGCCCCATTGGCATTATAGATACGAACAGATCCGCTGCTTATATAAGACGTAAATGACGATCCATCAACTGGTGTATTTGTAATACTATCACTATATAACGCAAATGTACTAGAAGTTAACGGATTAACATAATAAGATTGATTGTTTAATTGCGTAGTACCATTAACGCCTGTGATAAGAATTAGAGTACCACCAATTAAATTATAATTTGGAGAAGTAATAACTACAGGATTAAAAACAGTACCGCTATTACTGTATCCGGTCAATATATATCCGTTTGAGATTACACCGTTCATTGGTGTAGTCAATGTTTTATTTTTATATAATGCAAATGTATTTGATGATACTCTACTGATCCAAAATACAGTATTATTAATTAAACTCGGACCGCCTGAATAGGTACTTAGACCATTGACACCGGTTATAAGAACTTGTGTACCCGAACTTAATCCATGATTAATCGCAGTAATCAATACCGGTGTTGCGTTAGTAGCACCTGTGATTGAAGTTTTAGGAATTATGGTTACACCGGTAATAGTCGACGATATTGGATTATTATTGGTACCAGCATATCTAAGAGCACCCACACCGATGGCAATACTATCAGTATGATTGGTTCCAGAACTCAAGGCATATCGACCAATAGCTATTGATCGTAAAGATGAATCCATTCCTGCTAGTGTATTGTATCCAAACGCAATATTAGCTTGACCAATGGTTGAATCATACGATGTAACTGCCGTGCCGGTTATTACAATGTTATTAATTCCTTGATATCCTTGCCCAATTCTCAATCCATTTACATTTATATCCTGTCCGGTCCAAAGTCCGTCTCTGATACCAATACCACCGCCAACAACTAACACACCGGTATTGGTGCTAACATTGGTTGCGGTTCCTCTTATTTGAACATTTGAAGTACCAGTACCTATAAAAACTATCGGAGAATTTTGAATATTATTATATACAGTTCCGGAATTCATTTCTAAATTACCCAGACTGTTACGATAGGTAGTATTCAATAACGAATCGGTTACAACTGTATATCCAGTACTGGTATCAGCATTGGCAGGTAGCTGTGGTTGAGCCTGATTTAGGGGTAGGTATTGTCCGCTACCTCCAGATCTTAATGATGAACCGCTGAGTAATGATGGCATTGTTATTCTCTATTATGCGTTTGCTGTTTCTAAGACACTTAGTACTAATTGAAGAGAGTCAGGCGCACTGGCATAAGCACGTACACTATCAAGACTTTCAACAATCATCTTCCCAGCTAATGGCGTACCGGCATCGTTGCCCGGAATGCCAAAATTCTTGACTAGATAAGTTGCTGTATTAGCCGGTTGAGCACCATTGCCCTGAGCATCTTGGAGTATTTGACGTCTTCTATAATGTTGAAAACTTACACTCACTGTAGATGAAGTAACGTTTGCAATTTGTGCCATCAATATAATTGCAGTAACTCCAATTGGAGCGGTGTAAACTGTCGCGGTGGTATTTGTGTTTAACCACTGAGTTTTTGTTTTAAACGAGTTTAATGGTAATTGTGCCATATCTTATCCTTATTTATGCGCCTGTGATGGCTAGAATGAACGGTGTTAAGTTTGCGTACAGAGATTTAGTAAAAGTTCTTCCACTTAACACACCAGTAGCTTGACTAATTACTAATCCGGGGCCAATTCTAAAATCACCGTTTTGATCGGTTGATGTAAAAAATACTTTACCTGAACCTAGTTGTAATGTTTCTTTACTTTGTACAGGATCTGCTCTACCCACTTGTGGTAACGCTCCGTAATTGGTTCCAGCACCGACATATTCAAATACATATCCTGATGCACTTATATAACTTCGTTGATAAAAATTAACAGTAACACCATCTTCGAATAAATTTGTATCAGTAACTGCTTCGCCTAATTCAATAATATGATGGGTGCCATTTCTTGACCAATAGCTCAATCCAGACATAACACTATTATATGTTCCGCCAGATTGTATATCGTAAATTAATCTTTCTAAAATTAATTTAGTATCTCTATTGCATTTAGTTTGATTATAATTTGTAAAATTTAAACCAGTCGGTGATCGTACATAAGCACCAACTTCAGCAGCCAAAAATTCTTCATTTAATTGAATTAAAGATATTGCACTGCCAGCGCCTTGCGGAGGAGTACCGGTCTTCTTCACTGCAGTTGGCGGAACTACATTATTTGCCGCTGTGATATTAGCAGCACCAATGATACCAATCATATTTGAAAATCTTTGATCAATAAATGTTTTTGCTAACACCCCGTTCAATATCTGTGTCGATGTTGTTTGCGTAATAGTACTTTGATACACTGGAGTTTGCTTGACATTTGCTATAACTTTGTCTACCAAGGTATTCAAGTACTGAAGAGCAGCAATATGTTGAGTAATTTGTCCAGGTGGATTTACAGTAACTCCTGTAAATGGATCTTGGTATTGCAATGACGCAGTAGAAAGAATATTTGCATTTACTGGTTTTGGATTCGTAGCAACAGTGCTAGATAAAACAGTGTAATAAGCATTACCACAAAAATATAAAGTGAAATAATTTGGATTAGTGATATCACCTCCGCTAGCAGTTAATGCCTGATTTAGTGTGACACTATTATAACCTAAGTCGGTAACATATGTACCAGTTGCTGCGTATTGAATCCAATTTCCGTAGCTATCTTTACTAGTTGATGTAGTAAATCCATTTATATCTCGTATATATACACTATTTCCTATCGCAATATCTGATGTATCAATGCCAGTAATAGTAACCGTTCCTGATGACAATACAGCTAAACTAGGTTGAGCATTTAGATATCCTGGAAACCCTTGATCATTTACATGTCCAGTTGGTGGAATCACTTCCATAACCAAACTAATGTGCGGCCTATCGGCAGTATCTGGTAAAAATACTTCAACTGTTCCTCTATATGGCCAATAACCATTTGGATAAAATTGATTAAACCCATCAGGACCGGGCGTAGATGGATAAGCAGTATACGCAGGATTATAAACTGTTCCTGAAAATTCGCGTCTACCAAATCCTTTTGCTACCAAACATAAATCTCCAAAGTTGGCATTACTGTTAACAATACTAGCAATACCGCCATTATCTACCTGAACACCTACGCTTGAGAAAATTGTAAACACAGACACTAACTGAGCATATCCGTTATTGGTAATATATACTCCTCGCCCACCCTGTGTTAGCTGGGTAAACGCATCATAAACAAACGATTGAATTGGGCTCTTGTCACTGATTACTGCTCCATCAACTAAACTTCCGCCCATGCCTCCTATAGGATCTAGCTTACGACTATTCCATGTTGTTGAAGTTCCTGTATATCGAACGCTTAATAATTCTACCGCATCATCTTGTAAAGGCTGTACAGTGACATCGCCAAAATATAAAGTAGAATTATTACCAAACCCTACAGTTGATGTACTTAATCCGATACGATATTGAGTTGCGCTTAAAGTATTAACAGAAGTAACAGTAGGAGCAAGTTTGACAGCAGATCCATTTAGGCCAGTTAACGCAAATAAACCGCCACCAGCATATGACGGCGGTGCCATTGTAGGACCACTATTAATAATGGTTGTAATGATGCCAAAATTGCGTGTTACTGCCTGTTGTGGCATGTAATCTCCGCCATATTTGAAGAAATTGTTAATAACTTGCTTGGTATTTGTACCGGTAACAACATCTACTGTTTGATTAGCAATAATCTTTAAAGAAATATCTCTGATATAATTAATTGCTGCTGTTGTAGTTGACAACTGACCAGCGATATAATTATATCCGGCATTCCAGTAACTTAGTCCTGCTTCAAGAGATTTTTGATTTCCACCTAATAATATATCTTGACTTACGGCATCAACTAGTAATCCAGTATCTCTGCTACACTTGGCTTGATCATAACTAAATGCTCCAACATTATATGCGTTATCAAGATAAGCTATAACTTCAGCCGCTAAGAATTCTTTATTTGAAACAATAATGTTATAAGCATTAATTACCGTAGCAGTGTTAGATGCTGTTGTATTAATAAGAGACGGCGAATATCCAGTTGGACCAGAGCCAATAATAGTATTCAGAATATTTATATAGCTAGATATTGAACTAACTTCAGAAGCAGACGCTAGCGGTAATCCAACCACTTGTTTAACTTTTGTTTGTTGAGGTCCGGATAATACATCCGGAATAGTCAAAACCGCTGCTATTAGACTGTTTAGGAATGTAAATGCATTTATAGTAGCAGTTGATTCTTTAGGTATAACAGTATTAGATCCGTTGAAACTATAATATGATAATCCACTTTGAACAGATTGTCGATTTCCACCATGTAACAAGTCAAATGCTACTGATTTTATAATATATCCAAGGTCTCGTCGACATACTGTTCTATCATAATTAAAACCAGGATTTTTTGTAGCATCAATATAAGCAATAACTTCATCTTGCATGTAAGACAAATTATCCAATAATAGATTATAAGCATTAATTGTAGCTGCCAAATTGCTTTGATTTCCATTTGGAATAATTTTATCAGACCAGCCTTTATTATTACCATTCAATATACTAATGATAATATTGTACTTTTCCACTAAGATTCCGGCCTCAACACCGGTTGCTGGTTCTAGTAATATTCGTTGAGTACCGGTACTGTATCTTGGAATTAGATCAGTACTGGTTGTGATATTTTGAACAATCTTTGAGGATAAATCACGTAGATATGTTATAGCATTAGTTGTAGTAGTAAGTTCAGAAGCAAAAGTTGAAGTGTAACTATCTTGAGACCAATATTGTAATCCAGAAAATGTAGTTTGACTGGTGCTTGTAGTTGGATATAGCAAATCTAATGCAAGAGAATCTATTATAAGTTTAGTATCTCTTAAACATTTTATTTTATTATATGGCAGATAATATTGTGGTTGAGGCTGAACTAGATTCCAATTAATATAATTGATGGTGTTTTCTTGGATAAACGCACGATTAGCTTGCATTAATATCTCAGCACTAACAAAAGCAGCGTCAGGACCGGTGCTCTTATAAACGCTAGGAGCATAATTTGTTCCACTGTTAATAATTCCGGTAATAATTCCAAATAAACTATCAGTAGTGCTGGTTGTAATTCCTCCGCCAATTAATGCAGTGTTTCTAACTTGTTGATATTTTCCTGTACCAGAATATAAATCTGTACACACTTGATTAACAACCACTTGTTTAACCAAAGTAGCAAGATAATTAATTGCTACTGATGTTTGTTGTTCTTGACCAGCAATTAGGCTAACTACTCCGTTATAGTATGCTAATCCACTTTCAACAGATTTTTCATTTCCGCCAAACGCCATATCATATGCTACATTTTCTACCAGTATACCCACATCTCTAAAACATAGTTCTTGACTATATGTAAATCGGTACCAGATACTAGCCGGATTTGAGATGTTTGCATTTATTAAATTATTAATATATTTTACAGTTTGTTCTTGCAAGAACGGCTTATTGGCTAGCAATAATGTTCGAGCATTAAAGAATCCTGGATTTTGTTGTCCAGCGTTTATACTCATACCTCTAGCAACAGTTCCGGTAGTTATGTTAACTACAATTGAAGTAGTATTTGCTGCCCATGTTCCTGTTCCAACTGCTGCTGGTACCTGAACGGTTTGACTCGGAAGATACATAGTTCCGTCATTTAGCCACGGACCGCTTTGATTGGTACAGTTTTGAATATAGGGAGAATGGAATAAGTCAATCCTGTTATCACCTGTTTGTGGAGGAAATGCTGTAGCAAACGCTCCTCTATTAAACCCCGGAGCATACGAACCTGGTAATAAACCACTACGACCATTTATAAAGGTCATATAATTAAGATAACATCCACTGTTTACATGGAACAAGTCTTGCGTTTTATTGATCGGCTCAATGAACGTTGTACGAATATCACTTCCTCTGATACTGGTATACGGTTTCATCTCAATAGGATTATCTTCCAAATAAAACCCAGCACTGACTAAAATTTGTGTACCAGCCTGGTAATATGGACTATTAACTGCGCCGGTGATAGTTCTACATGCTCTACTAGCATCTTGAGCACGGCCATCATTTGTATCATCTCCGTCAACTGTTACATATAAGGTATTAGTTACAACCGGAGCAGTTCCGATTGGGTTTGTTCCGCGTACACGTATATCACCAAATACATCAGCTACTCCTGCTCCAGGAACAATTGAAATATTATCAGAAGCAGTAGATGTTAAAATCTTACCGTAGATAGTATCTAAATATGAAGTTGCCCAACGAGCATCGATGTCACCTAGATTACTTGTTAAATCATTACCAGGAATAACATTTTGATTAACATATACATCTCCCAATATACCAACACCACCGGTTACTGTGAATGCGCCTGTGGTTGGACTAATAGAAGTAGTTGTACTATCTACAAACAAATTCTCAGTTGTTAATTTTCCAGTACTTGGGTTATATGTTAATCCACCTATTGTGTTATTATATTTTTTAGAATCAGCGTATAGCGTTGATCCTTTTACTATAAGTCCATCTGTATCCGTAAAAATTGGATAGAAAATACCATCTGTATTTGTGTTTATTACAACTACACTCGAAGCAGTAGTTGATGTATCGGCATTAGCAATACGGCCATGGATGATTCCGCCAACCCACAAATCTTTTCCAATGCTAACGCCGCCGGCAACTTGAACAGCACCAGAACCTGTTGAGTTATATGATTGTGCGGTACTTAAAAACTTTGCAGACGCTCCAGAAAAATTAGTAAGGGTAGAATTAATATTGGTAACAGGCGACGTAATATTGGTAGAAGTTGCTGCCGATATTGTAACTGTACCACTAGACGCTACTACACTAACATCATTAATAGTTTGGTTTATACTAGTACCGTTGTCAGGGGTCGATATCGATCCACTAATTGGTGATAGTGATGTTGTGCCCGATACTCTTGTTGCCATTTTTTATTCCTTTAGAGTATTTATTGTTTTAATAGATTCGCAACTCAACAGCATCTATAAATGCGGCATCTCTATGCGGCCAATTGATATGAGATTGCAATCTAATTGAAACTCCAAAATTATTGTTTAATACATTTGATAATGAAAAATTTTGTGTAGACCATAGGTCTGTACTTCCACCGTAAAGCGTGATGGGATCCAGTGATGTTGACGCAGCATTATTGCCAATCAATTGGTTTCCAATTGATAGTTGCACAGTCTCGTCCATTATTCGTCCTCTGCGCCTTGCTGTTAATTTCATTTCTATACCTGTTAATACTGCTGGTAAATTTTTAAAATTAAATCCTGAAAATTGTAAAAAATAAGTTTTTGATCTTATGTCCAATTTAGGACTACGGGAGATATGTGTTAATAATCCATTTGTAGAAATAGGACTGATAGCAAAATTCGCTCCGTGTAAATCCCAAGGTATATGGACTTGTTCTCCACCGGGTTCGGCATATTGGGAGATAGCAGATGGTAGCGTCCAGGCAGTAGTCATACCAATATTTACCTAATTTGTTTCTATGCGCATTAAATGAAAAAAGGCTCCGAAGAGCCTTTTTATAAATCAAATAGCAATTAAGGGTAAGTTAAACCAATAATAGCAGTACCAGTATTTGTACCAGTAGCCCCTGTAATATTCCAAGGAGCCACGTCACCATAAGTATAGTAACCGGTGCCACTTCTTGGATATAATACTGCTTTGCGAGCAGTCAATTTAGTAACATAATAGGTAGCACCGCTATAATCAGAACCGATTATGTGCATTGTACCGCTAGTCAATGTGCCAGTAGTCAAAGAACATTGTCCAATACCGTCAGAATTTTGAACAAGATAACGACGACTTGATTCTTGTTTAATAATATCACCATTGGCTCTTGATTGAGCAGCTGATGGTATCCAAGAAATAATACTGATAGCACTTGTAACAGTTGATGTTAGTACCACGGTATTAGTACTGGCAAAACCAGTACCTACATCAGTGAATAAAACAATGTTACTGACAGTACTAGTGTTGTTGAATCCCAAAGTTACCGCACCGGCAGCTACGGAAGTAACGTATGTAGTGCTGGCACTGATATTTGCTCCTGTTACTCTCATACCGGCATAAATTCCAGTGGTACTTGTTGGATAAATTATATTAGTAGCAGATGTACCAGTAGCACTAACACTAACACTAGATGCTGTACTAACTGTCATAGTTACAGTAGTAACATAGCCTGAACCTGCTGATGTAACAGTAACGCTTGAAATACCACCAGCAGCAGTAACTACAGGAGTACCTGTAGCAGTAGTACCACCAGCAAGTTGCGGAGCACTAAAACTCAATGTGGCACCTTGAGAATATCCTGTACCTGTGTTTGATGCTGTAACACTTGCGCTTGCAACTCCCTGACCACCAACACCGCTGCCTAGTGGTACACTACCAAAGTTAGGTGTATTTAAATTTCCAAAAAATGTTTTTTTAATCGGACGTCCCATTTATTTCTCCTTAAATTTAAAAGCCGTTCCATGGCCTACGCGGTGGGGACCGCATAAACTCTCATCTAAGAGTGAACAATGTATTTATAATATAAACAACAAAAAACCACCCGAAGGTGGTTTTTGTTTGAAATAATCCGTGGATTACTTGTAGCTTGTTTTAGCAGAGTTAATGCTAACTTTACCTAAGTAGTCAGCAGCATTACCTAGAGAAGAAGCAGTATTGCTCAACTCTACATAACCGTAACGTGTTAGGAAGCCAACTACTGGTTCAAAAGTAGCTGGATCAAGAACAACACCAGAACTCATCAAAGGAATATATGGGCAATAGAACGCAGCAGCATCTGCTTCGCTAGTACCTTTATATCCAATAAGAACTTGATTATCTTGGATGGTTTGTGTACCGCTATCTGGTAAGTATGCGTCAACATAAATTCTCATTGCGCCATTCAATGTACCAACAAACTTGGTGTTTGTAGGAGCTTCGAATGTACCTTCTGTAGTACGAGCAAATGCGCTGGTAGTAGCAGATTGTAGAATTGTCAATGCTTGGTTAGAAACAACAGCCCAGTTACCAGAACCACGACGTGTACGCTGAGCAATTAAGTTAGCAACACGGTTGATTTGGATAGCTAGAGCAGCATGTTCGTCACCAACGAATGTAGCTGTACCAGAAACTAATGACTGGTCATATGTTTCTTCAACTGAAGCCAAGCCACGTAGGCTAGCTAAAATTTCTTGGTCAATTTCAGCAGTGATTTCTTGTGCTAGAGCAGCCATGATTTCTGCTTCGATGTCAATGCCTTGTTGAGCTTGTGCATCTTGAGCAGCTTCAAAAGTCCAACGAGCGCTTAGTTTACGAGACTTAGCTTCGACTGGGCTCTTCAAAATTTGGATGCTCATACGCTTGCCTGGTGAACCTTCTAGTGTACTAGTAGCAGCACCTTTAGGAGTAGAAGAGTTATCATTACCAGAGTATGCTTGCGCAATCTTGAATGGACTCAATGCTTCTTCACCTGCTGTAACTTCGTTGCTGCTGTCAGCATAACGAACACGCAATGTATGAATTTGACCAACTGGACCGGTCATTGGCTGAACGCCGATGATTTCGTTGGCAATGACTGTAGGCATTACACGACGGATAACTGGTAGAATAACACGGTTAAGTGTTGCTACGTTACCGGCGCTAGTTGCTCCAGCGGTTGCGCTTTCAGACAAACTGCGGCGTGTATTTTCTAAACATACGTTCATAGATGCACGACGATTACCAGTTAGGCCTTCAAGCAGAGCTTCTTTGGTCTCTGACCATCTTTCATTTAATAATTGTGACATTTTATATTGTCTCCTTGAATATAATTATTTTAGACCCGCTAACTTGCGGATATCTAAGATGTTATCTAAGCCTACCTCAGGCTTGCTTTCACGATTTCCGGTTACTTCTGTGCCTTCACTTAGCATTGCTTTTTTAGCGGCAGGTGCTGTGCGTTGGTGTTCCATAACTGCTGGTAGGTACTTGTCGAAAGCTTCATTTAGTTTCTTGGTCTGTACAGACTCAAGAAGATCTTTCATGACCACTCTCTTGCTAGCATCCAACGGAGCCAGCAACTCAGCCATAACAGTTTTGCGTTCCATTAAATCTTTTGTAACACGAATTTCGCGTTGTACAGATTCAACAAGACTTGCTTTTTCTGCTACAGTTTGTTTTGTTTCAGCTAATTCTTGATCTTTACGTTGAATAATCTTTAACAATTTACTTGTTTCAGATTTTTCATTTAGATAGGAACCAGCAAACTCTTGCGCAAATGCTTCATAAATTTTGCGACCAAAAGCGTTTGTACGAGCACTATCAATATCTTCTTTCAATTGAGTGATTTCAGATGTTAATTTTTTAGTGACTGCGTTTTCAACAACTTTAGCGCTACGTTGAATAAAACTTTGCTTAATTTCGGCAAATTTGCTACGTGCTTCGGCAACTAACTTGACTTTCGTTTCGGCTAGATCCTTTTTATCAGTGGCAAATTCACTGATTTCTTTAGCTAGAGCATGTACCACAAAGCTCTCTAGCTTGTTGAAATTCTCAGAAACTTTATTACGGTCTCCTTGGAATTCAACTAATTCTTTACCTAATTGTTTGATAACAAATCCTTCTAACTTTTTAGCATCTTCAGCAATACGTTGTTTGTATGCTTGTTTTGCTTCGGCTAGAGCCTTTTTGTCTTCATGCAATTCGGCCATCTCCACGGCCAGTCTGTCGCTCAACATGTGATCAATTGCTTCAACCATAACACTCTTGTCGTGTGTATACTTTTGAGCAAATTCTTCACGTAATTCAGCGGTAACTTGGTCGCGATTCTCCTGTATCTTTTGAGCAAAGGCAGACTCAATAACAGAACGTGTATCTTCTGTCATCACTCCTGACTCTACTAATTGTTTGAATGCGTCCAACATTTATTTCTCCTCGGGCTTATTTTAGACCTTTAATAATCTGAAGAAGCGATTCCTTCAAATATTTCTGGGCCTTTGGATCTTCTTTTACTTCTTTTGCCACTGTGAATGCGCGGTTTCCTCCACGAGTATTCATGATATGCTCATAAACTGGTGTAGGATATGCGCCAGGTGCGCTTGGTTGAGCAACTACATCGACTGTGATAATCTCAAAATCAGCTACATGGCCGTTCATGTCGTTAACGTTACCGCTACCACGTGAACTAACACCAAGTTTTACACCGCTTTCAAGCATAGTACGAACTAAATTACCCATTGGGGTAGGCAAAATTTTCATCTTGCCATATCCATTAGGACCTTCCATCCACATTTGAGTAATCATATGGGATACACGATCCAAATTCACTTTTAAATCATCAGGATGATCAACTTCACCTAAAACACTATAACCATTTTGAATTTGATCATTTAGAGTTTTTACTGCACGTTCAATTTCGTCTACAGGATAGACACGTTGATTGGCGTTACGAATACCACCCTGAATAGCAATACCTTTAAGATAAAGGCTTTTGCCGTCCTTATCATCCGACTCCATTACGATGCCGGATTGATCAAAACTTAGATGTTCTTTTAGATAACTTAATTTCATCCTGGTCTCGGATTATAGTTTCTTTAGAAAAGGCTTGCTTTGAGTAACACTGGTTTGACCAGCTTTGTCACCTGTGCCAGAACCCACCGGACCTGGGGTCTTGTTATTACCGGGATATCCGGCACCAACTTTCTTCAAATTCTTAACACCAGCAGCTGGTCCACCCGCTTTACTATTGGTTTCCCAATCTGTACCGGTGAATTGCTCACTCTTGTCTGGATTAATACCTTTGTTGACTTTGGCTGGGCTTGTTCCAGTATTGCTTTCTTTTTCAGCAGTAGATTGAGCAATGTTACCAGCGGTGGCACCTGTAGTTGGCTTTCCTTTACCCGAGCTAACTGGGCTCTTGGTATTACGACCGCCTTCATCTTCATTGTCGCCAGTTCCGGCACCAGCCATTTTGTGCTGTTCGCCCTTCTGTGCATTCTTTTCCCAATCGTGGCCAACTTTCTCTACGTACTCACGTGTCATGCGGCGACCTTCTTGGAAACCCATCATACCTTCTGTTTCTTCTTCGCCATCTTCGTCGCTATCGGTGCCAAACTCGTCGTGATCCATTTCGCCACCTTGTGC